GAAATCGTGCTGCTGCTGCTTTGGTGAACCCACCAGAAAGCCTTAAACGCCTATTACAGAGCCGATCAATAGTTATACAGGGAATTACTAACACCACCCTGAATAGAATTGGCACAGCACTCGCTGAAGGCTTAGAACGAGGTGCTACACGCAAAGATGTGGCTGATGATATTTCATACATCATCGGCGACGATTCAAGAGCAATTACTATCGCTGGTACAGAAATGAGCCGAGCAGTAGTACAGGCTAGTAAAGACCTTTATGCCGAAAGCGGTGTAGAGAAAATTCAATACCTAGTCGCAGACCCTTGCGACGAATGTCAAGAAAACTATGATGCTTCGCCAATAGACATTGGTGAGCAATTCCCCAATGGCGACCCACCAGTCCACCCGAACTGCATGTGCGATATTGCACCTTATGTAGTGGATACTGGATTATGGGAATATGTTTACGGCGAAGAAAGCGAGTAAAGGAAAACTATGAGCGAAAATACAAGTGTCTATGCTGATATCCTCAAATACGATGATAATGGCGACGGAACTTTAACAGTCTATGGCAAGGCGACAGATGACGCATTAGACATTGATCAACAGATTTGCGACCCAGTATGGCTAGACAAGGCTATGCCTGATTGGTTTAGAACTGGTGGAAATATTCGTGAACAGCATAGCAATATCGCTGCTGGCGTAGCCCAAGAATATGAAGCAAAAGCAGACGGACACTACATCAGTGCTCTAGTAGTTGACCCAGTATCAGTTAAGAAAGTTCAAAATCGTGTACTACGAGGATTCAGTATTGGCATCAAATCTCCTCGTGTTGTGCGTGACCAAAAAGCAGCAAATGGTCGTATAGTAGATGGTCAGATTGTTGAAGTATCTCTAGTAGATAGACCAGCAAATCCAAATTGCCAATTAGTTTTGGCTAAGTCACTGAATGGTGAGAAAACACTAACGAAAGTAGAGGAACTCTTGGAAACCAACATAGAGAAAGAAGTGGCGGAAGATTCAACGGCTATGGGTGGAGAATCCAAGGCTATTCCTTCACGAGAAGAAATGATGTCTAGATATGCTTCTGCACGCAAAGCACTAGATGAAATTACAATGGAATGTAAATCTTATGGCTACGAAGACATGGACAAACAATACGGCGAGTCAGCAGAGCAAGAAACAGCCGAAGGTCCTGCTGGTAGCGGAGCCGAACATGAACTAGGCGAAGCCAAAAAAGAAATGGTTGATCAGAACAATGATGTTCAAATGTCAGCCGACACAACTACTAAATGTTTAGAGTGTGGCTGCAATATGCCGGGAGCAACACACGGATTAACACAAGTGCCAGTAACAGGCGGAACACCAGCAAACGAAATGGCTAATGTATCTACTGCGGTGATGTCATCACCTGATCAAATGCCTGTTGGTTCACCTGCGACAGCACCACAAACACCAAACAACTCTAAATCAGTTGATACAATAGTTCCACCTTCAACGATTGAAGAAGTAGGAACAATTATAGAAGAAGAAGATTCTGATGAGGACAACTCAGCAGATAAGTCCCTGCTCGCTGATGTTAAATTAAACGACATCATTGAGAAAGCCGTAAAGAGTGCTATGTCTTCGGTTGAAGCCGAAGTTGCATTATTGAAGTCCGCAAAAGAGGCGGTAGAGAATAAAGCAACTGAACTACAAACTGAATTAGCAACGGCAAAATCTCTCGCAATAGGTGGCGGTCCTAAACGGACAACCATAGCGACAGGTGCTAATAAAACAAACGAGTGGAAAGCCAAAGCAGATTTATATTTTGCAAAGGCTTCCGCAACAACCGACCTGATTCTTGCTAAGGGATATCGTGATATGGCTAAAGATTTTCTTGCCAAATCCGCTCCTGAAGTAGAATCTAAATAACTCTTTACAGGAGAAATAACTCAATGGAAAACTTAAAAGTTCATGACTTGTTTAACGAGTCAAACCCTAAAGTTGCCGCAGAGCGCCATGACGAATACATCGGAGAATTAAGCAAGTCGCTTTCATCTCCACGCCCATTCGTAAATGGCGAATTAGGTCAAGATGCAACTAAGCAGTTAGAAACACTTGCAATGAGCAAGTCACTAACTCCTGATGCGCTTGCTTCCCTACAAACTGCGCTAACTGCACAAAGAGGTGCCGTAGGTGATATCAATAAAGAAATCACACTAACAAACCCTCTTTCAACATCTTTCGCTGCTTTCGACTTAGAAGCACCAGCAAAGATGCTGACACCTCGTCCAACTCCACTACGTAACAAAATCCCTCGCAAGAAGGGTGTTGGTACATCTCGCCGTGTTAAGAGAATTACTGCTTACACAGGTACAGGTACAGGAGTAGGTAATCTATGGCCAGGAATCACTGAGACAACTCAGAACAACTTCGCTCCGGGAGCAGCAACACCTTTCCAATTAGAGCGTGGTCCACAGATTTCATACGAAGCAGATGATTTAGTAATTCCTTACAACTCATACTCACTATCTGATCAGGTTTCATTCGATGCAAACTTCTCAGGTATGGGATATCAAGACCTTCGTCAACTATCTTCTACATCAACTCTATATGCAACAATGTTGATGGAAGAAAGAATGTTCCTATATGCTCGCGGAACCGCATCAGCATTCGTAGGCGCATTACCAGCACCAACAGGCATTGTTGCTTCTTCACCAGCAGCAGTTACAGGACAAACTGCTCTAGCAGCAGCCGTCTATTACATCTACATCACAGCAAACGCAGGTATCTCAGGTTCAGGATTCGGTGAGTCAATCGTTTCCGCAGTAGCCTCAGAAACAGTTGCTTCTGGTGATGTACTTGCATTGACATGGACAGCCGTATCAGGCGCAATTGGTTACAACATCTATGTTGGAACTGCAACTGGAACTGCTAACTGTAAGTATGTTGGTACAGCACAAGGAAACTCTGCTGTAATTCAAGGTGCTGCCGCAATCAACCTAGTTGGCGATAACTTCGCATTCTCAACTACTGGTGCTGCTGCTTCTCGTGCCAACGCAGATACCTCTGCTTACGCAACTGGATATGATGGAATTATTCCAACAGTTCTAGGCGCTAACACAGGTTTCAACAACAACCGCAATGGTGCTGCATTTAGCACATCAAATCCGGGTGTTGAATATCAGACAGTATTCTATAACTTGTACAACAATGTTAAGGCTGATCCTGATGAGATTCTTATTAACGGAGCAGATCGTAAACAACTATCTGATTCAATCAAGAATGGTTCAACTGCTAACTACCGTCTAACTCTGGCACAAACAGATACAGGTAATTATGTAGGTGGCGCAACTATCGGTGCTCTAAACAACGAAATCACCGGTAAGTTAGTACCAATTACTGTTCACCCATGGCTACAACAAGGCGTAAGCCCAGTGTTGTCATACACTCTGCCAATTCCTGATACTGAAGTATCTGATGTTTGGGCAGCAGTAAATGTTCAAGACTACATGGGCATTCAATGGCCAGTAGTTCAATTTACTTACGACTTCTCAACTTACTTCCGTGGAACTTTCTTCTGCTACGCACCTGCGTGGAATGGAGCAGTTTCTGGAATTGGAAATGCGTAATAAATAGTTAATATGGATAAGGGCATATCAAATGAAGGGTATGCCCTTGTTCAATCTACGGAAAGCAATCACGACATAAACTGGGAATATCAAAATCAACTGCGAGAACAATGGTTGAAAGATAATCCTGAAGCAAAATATTTAGGCTGGGTATCTATCTAAAGCGAGGGCAAAATGGCAAGAATGATTCCACCGCAAGGCATGAAAGAGTTAGAAATAGAAACTAGGCGTGGCAAGAAAATTCTTAGGGCAGGTAAAGATGGATTATTCAATATTGAAAATCCAAAGTTGGCTAAGAAATTGAAAGAAGAAGGTTTGGGCGAAGCAGGATTAAACGGATTTTCTACTAGTGGCGGTTATCCGTGTTCTAGTTGCGGATTTTGCAGTTGGTTTAAGAAATGTTCTAGATGCGGTGAATTAAACGAACGAATAGAGATGGACAGTTCAAGTGGCTAATGCGATT